TCCAACTAAAGAATCTAAATAGTCTTGAACGCTTCCCGTATTACCCTCTTCAAGCCATACAGTGTATGCGCTCTTCCCCTGAAGACCAATAGGACCTTGCTCCCCTTGCTCTCCTTGAGGTCCTTTGGATACTGTGAGTTTTATCTTCTTAGCCATGTTAAACCGTAACGTCCTCGTTGATCTTAAAGGTTCCGTAAACTAAAGTCTCAACAGAAAGCTCCTCGTAGTCGTTATCGGGTCCTGGACGAGAAGTATCTTGGCGGGTCTGCTGAATATCATAAACATACAGACCTGCGCTTACATTCATTTCAGAAGCTGGAACCCTAAGTGTAACTAAACCATCAACGTTTGTTGCGATAGTTACATCTGGAGTAAGTAAGGCTGTGGTTGATTTATCACTAAGTCTTACCTCCATCACAAATGAATAAATGTTTGTGGGGTCTCCAGTTAAGTCGATTGGTCTTCCGTCATCGTCTTTTAACTCCAAATTCAAAACAAACGTATCGCCCTTCCTACAAACAATATCAAGCCTTTGAGACCTGTCCAGATTTATAGTATTACTCATGGTTAACCCAGTATTTCTTTGGTTATATCTGAATTAGGAGTTTCGCCTTCGAGCTCGCCTCTTTCCCCTTGTCTCTGAGAAATGAGTTTGCTTTGCTCAATGGCCTGCTTCTTAACCCTTTCGTCTTTTCGGTCGTCTTTCATTGTTTCGATAGCCTGCTTAAATGAGGTCTCTGATTCAACTTTATTCGAAACGGCTTGGGCTTTGATCATTTCGATTTCTTTGTTGAAACCATGTTTTACTTCCTCTAGTTGAGCCTCTAGTTGAGCCTTGAGTTGCATTTCTTGAGCTTTTAGCTGAGCCTGCAATTGAAGCTCTTGCTGTCTTGCTTCAGAAGCAGCTTGAGCTGATTGCTGCTGAACCTGAGCTTGCTGTTGAGAATTTTGCTGAGCTATTTGCTGCTGCTGAGCCATTCTCTTTTTCCTTCTTACGACGAGGAGCCTCTCTGCTTGATTTACGTCTTTTAACTGACGAATAGCAATAGCATCCTCTAAGTCAATTTCTTTTTGACCGAGTGCAATTTGGATATTCTGTTCTAGATACTGCCGCTCTGCTTCCTCCATCTCTTTGACTACGCGCACACCAAAATTGTACATCGCTAGGTTTCGGAAAGAGCTCATCACGCGCATGTTTTCCTTTCCGATTGCGTTTTCATATATCTGGTAAAGAACAGAATCAGGATGGATGACCTGTACGCATTTTACGATGTCACTGCAAACCTTCTTGTAAAGAACCATGGAGGAGTTCGTGATATCGTAAATAGCGTTGTTCGCAGCAGCCAAAGCTTGTTGTCTTACACCAACCAATGCATCTGATTTTGGAGAGGTGGCATCCATAACCTCATTGATTCCTGTTGCATCACGAATCATCTTAAGATAATGGTTGTACAATCCAATCAGCTCATTGATGTTTCTGATGCTATTGCCAATCTCTCTGATAGGCGGATTCTGAAATCCTCCATCTGGGTTTTTACTTCTGTAGTAGAAGACACCCGTTTGTTCGTAAATATCATGCAAGTCTAAGGGCTGAAGCTCTCCTCCTTTACCAAGCTGGACGTTCTCTAGACCTTCGATATCGATGATGATTCCGTCTGGCTTTGCTTTTGATACAGCTTGCTGGATCTTAAGGTGAGTCAACTGAAGTTGATCCGCAAATCCAATGCAGCTGTCTACCATAGACTTAGGCATCATGTCCAGCAAGTTGGTAGCGCAGACAGAATATGAAAGGTTAGTGCGAGAAATATCGTGGATATTCTTCGGAATATTGTTTTTCTTTCCGTAGTTAAACAAAAAGTCAGTACCCAAGATATAGCACCCTCCGTACACAGAAGCGTTTTCTAACTTTGAAACCTCCCTGTTAAACACAGAATTTTTAGGGGCTTTGTAACTCTCTCCTTTAGAGTAAAACCCTATGTTGCCGTACCTGCTTTCTTTAGACTCAAAGTACTCACAATCAACAGATATAAACTCAAAATCTAGCACCTCGATCATATACTCATCATAACCGAAGTTATTGATGTTGTTTACTCTATCATAAGAAGACTGCGTGAGTTTAGATGCGTCATATCCGTATTTCTTCTGAGCTTTTTTAGCAATCTCTTTGTATTCCTCTTCTGTAAACTGATCACCAGCCATTCGCTTAAGATCCTGGATGGGAATGTATCTTACATGCCCAGCATAAACTAAATCGTTAAAGTTTGGATCTTCAGTAAAGCTATGTACAAAGTGAACTGGATCTACGTAACTGGTTTTTATACCGTACTGCGGGTCATTATCTCGCTTTACAACTGAAAGCCCTAAAACCGCCAAATCATTTACGCATCTGCGCAAAACACCTTCGTTGAAATCGTTCCACTCAAGCGTAAGGTTAGTGGCGATCTGAGCAGCAATTTCAGAAGAAGACTTAATGTTGTTTCCGATAAATATTTCAACTTCTTCCAGTGTATCAGGAATAGCGGTTGAATCCATCCCGATAACAACGCCTGTCTTGTCCTCTATCTTTTTCAGCTGGTTTTTAGCTGCTATCAGCATCTCTATCTTTCTCCGATCAGTGTCTTTTTCAGAAGAAGAGAGTGGGTCAATCGCTTCTAGGTTTGGATACGGATTTAAAGAAAGGATCTTGTTTACTACGATCCTAACGAATTTAGGAAGAATAGGAACTGGTGTGAAATCCAGATTAAGCATACTTCCATCACCGTTATTAGGATCCAAAGAAGTAAGAAGCGACCTATAGATTGCTGTGTCTTGTGTCCCATTTGCGTATCTACGGTTTTTCTCGAAAGTTTTTTTTCTATTACCGTAAATAGAATTTTGCTGATCCATCTTTCCCCACTGCTGATATATAGACTTAGCATATTTAAGCCCATATCCCTTTCCTTGCTTTTCCTCGGAAGAAGCTAAAGGGTCGGGAAAGTTAGAAGATTTTTTATTGTTACTATACATCTGCAATAAGTAGAGTCATTTTAACTCATTGCAAATATAGTAAAACTACAAGTGCCAGGCTTTTGGCTTATAAGTCCTAAAAAACTTCTTCTCGGAAAAGTCTGTTTTTTTCTTTTCTTTCTTTTCTTTTTGCGCTGCAAGCAGTGCTAATCCCGAGCTAATCGTCAAGTCAAACTTAGTTCGCTTATCTATCTTGTATCCAATCCAGTCCTCTAAAGTTCTGTTAAACAGCATTTTGCCCATCGACCCATCCTCTAGGTTTACGCCGACGTGATCGTGAATGTAAGCTTCAATCGCATGAGCATGAGCCTGAATCACATCTTGAGAATTAGACGGTATCCCCTTGGTTCTAACGCTAGACGAACTAGCAGACTTTAAGTGTTCTGGACGATCCATCAAATACCCGTCATAGCCTCTTGATTCAAAGTATCTGGCTATTCCGTATTTATTGTTCTCTATAAGTATTGGATACCCATAAAAAAATGCACACATTAAAACATCTTCATAGAAAATGCTTGCTAGATCTGGACGAGAAGCGTATTCAACAACAAATGTATTAGGAGGGGCATCCATATTAAACTTGTTGTACAAGTGCAGCGCACCTTTAGATCCTCTGCTGTCAACTGTAGCATCTAAGTCATACGAGTCAACTCCGCCGACGCCTATGTGTCCGTTTGGAGCTACTCGCTTCCCTCGGTCTTCGGATTTTTTATTTCTTAAGTGGTCAGGCGGCAGCCAGGATACACGGAACCTACCGTTAGGGTCAGGTGAGAAAACAACCTCTTCGTCTTTTGTCCTCCATATGAAGTTTCCTTGCACTACTGGATTGGGGTATAAGTTGTCGTTGTACTCTATTTGCTGGTATATCTTGCCAATATTGAATAAGCTCCCCTCGATGCTATCCCTAAACGCTTCGTCTTCGGTGAACGGGAACTGCCTAATAATCTCATTGAGCTCCGACGGATCATCCTTGAATGAGTGTCTCTCATTTTTAAGGTATTTTCGGCTACCCTGGTCTACGAAATCTCCGTCTACTCCTTCTATTTCTTTTTCTGGTTCTTCTACGACCGCATTTCCATGTTTGTCGAAAAATCCTTCAAGCGCGTCGTAAGCTGGAATAAAGATCCTGTACAGTCCAGACCTGGTTCTCCCATTATTGTTTCTTTCGTTTGGGTCTGAATCAGCCCATAAGTCCCTGTATTCGCTTCCGCCCTTGTCCATCGGATTGACCGTACTGCCAAC